CCTCTGCGCATTTTTCTGTCGGGTTTTGCATCGAAAGTGAGGTGATCGAGTGGGACGAAGAGGGCCAATTCCCAACCCAAAGAGCGAGCGATCGAAGACCGGACGCAACACGCTGTACAAAAAAACGACAACTCCGCCGGCGTTGTCGGTTGACGCGCCGACGTACCTCGTCGGCATCGCTCTCGACTTCTGGAATGCGCACGCGCCGCAGCTCGTCGCCGACGGCAGGCTCCGCGAGGACCAGGCCGACACGTTCGCGATCCTGTGCCAGCTCGCCGGCGACTGCCGCACGCTCTCCGATCAGGTCGCCGCCGAAGGATGGACTACCGCGACCGACAAGGGACAATCCGTCTCGCCGATCGCGAAGCTGCTGCGAGAGGCGCGTCTCGATTTCATCAAGTACGCGCGCGAGTTCGGCCTGACGTTCGCGTCATCCGCGCGCCTGCCACAGGAACCGCCGAATGCCGAAGAGGTCGACGAAGAAGACAAGCTCCTCCGCCAGCTCTCGGTCCGCGGCTCCTGATCCGAAACGTCGGCCGGAGTACGTCAAGGGATACGACTGGAACGAGGCGGCCGCCTCCGCCCCGGTCAAATTCATCGAGACGCTCTGCCGGCATCCCGACGAGCACGGCGGCGACCCGCAGCGGATCACGCTGATCGACTGGCAAAAGGAGAAGGTGCTTCGGCCGCTCTTCGGCTGGCGTCGGCCGGACGGTCGGATGCGTTACCGCCGGGCCGGGATTTTCGTTCCGAAAAAGAACAGAAAATCTAGCCTCATGTCGCAACTCGCCCAGTTCATTATCACGTGCCACGCCCCGGCTCAGGACGTGTTCCTCGCGGCGAACGACCGGCTCCAGGCGCGGACAATGTTTCGCATGGTGAAGCAGTCGGTCGAGGCGTCACCGAAACTCTCGCGGATGCTCGAGGTCGTCGACTCGCGGAGCGTGATCCGCAACCGCGAGACCGGCCGCGAAATTCGTTGCCTATCCTCCGACTCGTGGCGCAACGAAGGCTTGAATGGATCAGTCATCCTTGACGAAATCCATAGTTTCAAAACGCCCGACCTCGTCTCGGCCCTCATGTACGCCACGCGCGGCACGGCGAACGGCGTCGTGATCTCGATCTCGACCGCCGGCGACAACCGGAACGGCATCGGCTGGCAGTGGTGGAAGGACTGCGAGCTCGCCATGAAAGACCCGGCCGCGAATCAGACCTTCTACGGGCTGATCTACGCGGCCGATCCTGACGATGACTTCTCCGACCCGAAGGTCTGGCGGAAGGCGAACCCGTCGATGGGGATCGCGTTCCCGGAGGACGAGTTTGCGGCCGACTACCAGGACGCGAAGACCGACCCGCGGAAGATGTCAAAGTTTCTCCGGTACTCGCTCAACGTCTGGCAGCAGGCGGACAACCGCTGGTTCCGCGACGCCGACGACTGGGCCGCGTGCGCCGGCGGCCCGTCGCAACCGACCGACGGCCGCACGTGCTGGATCGGCGTCGACCTGGCGTCGAACCTCGACATGACGGCGGCGTGTTTCGCGTTTAAGGAGCCGGACGGATCGTACTACCTCGAGTGGAAGTTTTGGGTGCCGGAGCAGACGGTCGCCGACCGCGTTCGCGAGGGAATCCCGTACGACGCGTGGATCCGCGAGGGCTGGGTCACGGTGACGGAAGGGGCTCGCCTCGATCACGAGCACGTCGCCCGCGATCTGATCGAGTACGCCGCGACGCACCGCGTCGCCAGCGTCGGCGTCGACCCGTGGCAGGCCGGCGCGTTGTCGACGCTCCTGCAACGCGAGGGCCTCGAGGTCGTTTCGATCTCGCAGCGGACAGGAACGCTCAACGCGCCCTGCAAACTCCTCGAGGCCCTGGTCGTCGAGCGACGTCTGAAGACGGGCAGCCCGCCGAATCCGGTCGCGGCCTGGGCCGCGAACCACGTCTGCGTCTACACGGATCCCACGGGGATGATCAAGCCGGACAAGCAGAAATCGACGGAGAAGATCGACGCGATCGTCGCCGCGGTGAACGCGCTCGCCCTCGCCTCGACGAGCGACGACGGCAGCGACGATCCGGCCGCCTACCAGATCATCGACATCTAGCAGAAGTTCAACGGTTCGGCCGTTGGTCGGATGATTTACCGCGGACCACGCTCTACGAGGATCCGCCCGGAATGCCAGCCAAAAAACCGCCGGCCAAACGCGCACCGCGCGCGAAGGCTCCCGCCTCGACCCAGTTCGAGATCCGCGGCCTCTCCGACCAGATGCCCTGGGGCGTCTTCATCCCGCCCGATCAGGTGACGGCGGAGGTCGCGATCCGCGTGACGGCGATCCTCGCGTGCGTCCGTTTCCTCGCACAGTCGCTCGCCTCGATGCCCCTCTCGATCATGCGAACACTTCCCAACGGAAGGAAGTCGATCGCGAGCGACCTGCCCTGCTACGACGTGCTGACGCGCCGGCCGAATTCCTGGCAGTCGCAGTACGACTACATCGAGACCACCGTCTACCACTGCGCCCTCCACGGCAACGCGTATTCCCGGATCGTGCCGGGCGCGTACGGATTCTGCTCGTCGCTCGAGCCGTTGCATCCGTCCCGGATGCAAGTCATGCGGATGTCCGACAACTCGCTCGGCTACTCGTACCTGTTCCCGGACGGACGCTGGCAGAAATTCAGCCAGGCGGAGATCTGCCACTTCCGCTGGATGTCCGACAACTCCTACATGGGAATGATTCCGGCGGAGCTCTGCGGCACGTCCGTCGCCCTGGCCCGGAAGCTTGACGTGGCGGCCGCCTCGTTCTGGGACAACTCCGCCCGGCCCGACGTGATCCTCGAAACACAGGAAACGATCCCGGACCCGGCCGTCCGCGAGCTGCGGCGGCAGTGGTCGGAGATGTACGGCGGAGCCCGCAAGCGCGGGTCGACCGCGATCCTGCCAAAGAAGGTCCAGGCGAAGATCCTCGAAAGCAACTCAAACGAGGCGTCTCAGTTCATGGAGCTCCGGGCCTCGATCGTGACGGAGGTCGCGAGGGCCTTCGGCGTGCCGTCGACGCTGATCGGTGATGCCGGCATGGCCCGCTGGTCGAACGTCGAGCAGGAATTTTTGACTGCTCAGGTTTTCTGCTTATTGCCCTGGCAGAAGCGGATCGAAGGCACGATCGAGCGGTCGATCCTCAACACGTACGGGACCGACGTGTACGCGAAGATCGACAATCGCGGTCTGCTTCGCGGCGACACCGCGGCACGGGTCGCCCTCTACCAGTCGATGTTCAACATGGGCGCGCTATCGCCCAACGAGCTCCGCGACCTCGAGGACTTCCCGCTGATCGACAAGCCGGAAGCGGACGAGACGTACATGCAACTCGGCTTCGCGCCGCTGCGGCCGGTTCCGGCGGATGCCGCGACGACCGACGGAACCGGCACGCCCGCCGACGGCCTGGTCCTCCAGGACACGGCCCTGAACGGTGCGCAGGTCTCGTCGCTCCTGGAGATCCTCGCCAGCGTTTCGGCAGGCACGCTCGACAAGGCGTCCGCCATCTCGCTGATCACGTCCTCATTCCCGGCCATCACCGAAGCGGACGCGAAGGACATCGTCGCCGGTGCGCTGGCGGCACCGCAGCAGCCGAAGCGAGCGGCCATGCCGTACCAGGCGGACGAGTTCGACCTCCAGGCTCCGGCGGCCGACGCCGCGGCCGACGGCGGTCCGAACGATTCTTCCTCCGGGCCGGACTCGTCGGCGATGAACCAGGACTCGTCCGCGATGGGCCGGGACTCCGACTCGTCCTCTTCCGGGATCGCGCTCGACGGCGAGCAGCTCGAGGCCCTGATCTGCATCCTCGACAAGGTCTCCGGCGGAACGCTCACGAAGGACGCCGGCGTCGCGACGCTACTCGCGGCGTTCCCGGCGATGACGCCGGACCAGGCGGAAGCGATTGTCGGCGGCGTGATGCCGTCGACGGTACCGGTCGAAAAGGAGGTCTCCTGATGGACAACGTCGAACGCCGCTACATCCAGCTCGGAGAGGTCAGCGAGTGCGTCGCGATCGAGGAGCGAGACGGCTCGGCTCCGAAGATCACCGGCATCTCGCCGCCGTGGAACAGCCAGTCTGTCGACCTCGGAGGCTTCCGCGAGGTGTTCGCGCCGACCGCGTTCGACAAGATCCTCGCGAAGAAGCGGTTCGACGTGCCGTTCCTGTTCAACCACGACGAGTCGATGATCATCGGCCGGACGACGAACGGGACACTCGCCCTCGAAAAGTCCGACCGCGGCCTCGCCTATTCGGTGACGCCGGTCGACACGCAGCTCGCCCGCGACCTGATGACGCTCATCCGAACGCGGACGATCTTCGGCTCCTCGTTCGCGTTCTCCGTCGCGCCGAAGGGCGAGAGCTGGTCGCAGGACGAGAAGGGCAACGCGACCAGGACGATCACCGAAGCGTCCGGCCTCTACGACATCTCGTGCGTGACGCGCGCCGCCTATCCCAGCTCGACCGTCGCGGTGCGGTCGCTCGAGCAGTGGCGGGCGGAGAACCTGTCGGCGTCGGAAAACAGGCAGGTTGCGGAGCGTGCGGCCGACCTCGCCGCCGATGCGAAGCGTGTCGCTGCGGCTGCGGCTTCAGTCCTCAAGGTGCGAACGCATGGCGGCTAACTGCCCGAAGTGCGGCTACAGGATGCGGGTCCGCACGTCGAAGCGGTGCGGAGCCGACCAAGTGCAGTACCTCGACTGCACGTCCTGCAGCACGCGGAAGAAGACGCTCGTCCCGGCAGATCGAATCTGGAGGCGCAAAGCATGATCTCGTCCGCTCCGCTCATCGCCGCCAGCGACATGGCGACGCTCGCCCAAAAGGTGAAGGCGTTCGTCGTGGTGGCCCGCGTCAAGGCCGCCGACGGCCTGACGGTCGCCGAGTTCGGCGAGCTCCTAGTCGCGATGATCCGCGTCGCGATGGACGCCGCCGATTCGATTCCGGCCGACGGCGCGGCGAAGAAGAAGTGGGTGCTCGAGGCCGTCGGCCTGCTGTTCGACGACCTGGCGGACCAGTGCGTGCCGCTCCTGGCCTGGCCGATCTGGGTCGTGATTCGGCCGCTCGTCCGTCAGCTCGTGCTCGCCGCCGCCGGCGGCGCGATCGAATCACTCCTTCCGCTCGTGAGGATCGCCAGCAAATGATCTCCGCCGCCCTCATCGCCGCCGCTGCCGCCGTTCTGTTCTGGCCCGTCAAGCCGAAGACGACCGGGTCGATCTACTTCCCGGCCGCCCCGGCGGAACAGCCGAAGCCCTCGCGGCCGACGTACGAGTCGGCGATCTCCGACCTTGCAAAAGTCCGGCTGCGGCTGTTGCAAACGGACGCCCTGGACGACAAGGCGAAGGCCGCGATCGACACGCTGACGCTGGCCCTGGTCGGAGGGTCCGACAAATGACCACGCGCCGAATCGCCGCGGCCGCCCTGCTCTGCGTCGGCATTCTCGCGGCCGTCACCTCGAGCAGCTCGCCGACGCCGGCCCCGCTGCCGCCCGGTGCATTCGCGCTCCGCGGGAAGTTCATCGGCCCGGAGGCCGCGGCCGACGCTGCGACGTTGTCGGCCTTGTGTGAGGAGCTGGCGGCCGTCATCGAATACGACGGGATGCAGGCGGAGCCGCGGCTGAAGACCGGGGCAGCGATCGACGAGCTGCGAATCGTCGCCCGCGAGGCCCGGATGAAGGGCGTCAGCCTGGGCGAAAGACAGCCGAAGGTGCGGGACGCGATTCACAAGTACCTCGACGAGTCGGTCGGCACGTCCGGCGGTCCTGTCGGTCCGCAGGATCGCTCGCGTTGGGTAGCAGCATTCCGCGACATCGCGAGGGCCTGCGCCGATGCCGCGCGATGACTTTAAGAAAGTGAACGTCTGGCGGTTCGTCGGTGCGGCCTTCCTGGCCTCGCTCGCCGTGTACGTGGCGTTGCGGTCGACGTGGCTCCTCGAGCAGTCGATCGGCACCTCCGACGCGTCGAGCAACTACGGCTACCTGCCAGACCCGGACGGGACGCGCGAGTTCCTCGCCGAGCTCGAGCAGCCGACCTTCCGCCAGGCCGGCGCGGAGGTGATCGCCGGCGCGAAGGGCGTCGACGCGTACCTGTACAGGTACGCCGACAAGGCGCACCGCAAGGTCTACGGGACTCCGTTCGGCCCGTGGAACCAGGGCAATATCGGGACGTGCGTGTCGTTCGGCTGGGGCATGGGCTCGTATATCGGGCAGTGCGTCGACTGGGCGAACGGCCAGCTCGCGAACCCGCCGCTCCTCGTCGCGACGGAACCGATCTACGGCGGCTCGAGGACCGAAGGCCGCCAGCCCCCGGTGACGTTCGCCGGCTACTCCGACGGCTCCTACGGGGCCGCCGCGGCCCGCTGGGTCTCAGGCTTAAAGAACGGCCACGGAGGCATTCTGTTCCGGCAGAAGTACGGCGACGGCGACCTCGACCTGACGACGTACTCGATCCCGCGGTCGAAACAGTGGGGCGCGTACGGTGTTCCGAAGTCGCTCGCCGCCGAGGCCAACAAGCACACCGCCAGGGCGGTCGCCCTGTGCGAGACGTGGGAAGGTCTGACGGCCGCTCTGGAGTCCGGGATGTGCGTCCCGATCTGCAGCAACGTCGGCTTCGCCAGCGGCGACAGGGACGCTGACGGATTTTGTCGTCGCTCCGGCAACTGGGGACACTGCATGGTCTGTGCGAGCGTCAAGTACGCGAAGAACAGCGGCAAGAACGGCGAGCCTCCGATGAAGAATCCACGCGACGGCGTGCTGATTCTCAACTCCTGGGGCAACTACCTCGCCGGCGGAAAACATCCTGCCGACCAGCCGGACGGCTCGTTCTGGATCACGAAGGACGACGCGGTCGCAATTTTGAAGCAGGGCGATTCGTTCGTGATCGGCAGCGTGGAAGGATTCAAATATCGGGAACTAAACCACGGCGGCTGGATGACTCCGGCCGCCATCGACTCTCTGACGGAGGACTCGCGATGAAGAAGGAAATCGTCTGGGCGTTCGTGGCCGGAATCGTGCTGTGCTGGTGGACGAGCTCGTCTCCCGCCAAGCCGGCCCCGACGCCGACCGATCGGCCCGTTCTCCGCTGGATCGCCAGGGCCGCGAAGAGTTTCCTGTGGATCGCCCTGGTCGCGGAACGCCAGCCGACGGACAAGCAGTGCATCGTTCACGCCAGCGTCGGAGACGATGGGTTCGCCGTGGTCGATCACTCACAGGGATGGTGAAACATGTGGGAATGGCTGATCGCTCTTCTCGCCGGACTCGCCGCGGAACCGCTCGCGATTGAACGCGAAACGCCAAAGGCGGCCGCGGCCGTCGCCGTCGCATACGCCACGCTCGCGGACGAGACGCCGGCGAAATAGTTGTACGGTACAACCGCCGAAAGTTCGGCGTTACGGACTTCGGACGTAGTTTCTGTGCGTTGGATCATTCACCCCGCACAGGAAAACGAATCATGTCGAACCGTCGCCGCCAGCTCCAGGACGATGCCGCCAAGGTCTGCGAGCAGATCGAAGCCCTCCGCGCTCTCCAGTGCGAGACGGACGCGGAAGCGTCCGCCCGCGACGAGCGTCTCGAAGAGCTGACCAAGCGGGCCGACGAGATCGCCCCGAAGCTCGAGCGTGAGAACCACCTCGACGCGCAGCTGAAGGCCCTCCGCTCCGGCGTCGCCGACAACTGCGACAGCCGGCAGGTCGTCGAGAAGCCGGCCGCCCGCGAGATGCCCAGCCTGATGACGACCGGCGGCTTCGAGAGCCGGGCCGACGCCGAGAAGGCCGGCCTGTTCCTCCGCGGCCTCCGCGACGGCGTCAGCTACCGGGCCATGGGCGAGACCTCGACCGCGTTCGACGGCAAGGGTGCCGAGTACGTGCCGATCGAGCTCTACTCGACCGTGATCAACCGGATCAAGTACTCGTCGGTCGCGATGCAGGTCGCGAGCGTGTTCAACGCCCAGACCAACCGCATCACACTGCCGAAGGTCGGCGACGCGACCGCGTCGTTCGTGACCGACGGCACGGCCTCGAGCGATCAGGATCTGACGACCTCCGGCGTCACGGTCAACGTGCTCGAGATGCGGGCCTCGATCGCCGTCGGAAACGCCCTCATCGACGACAGCCCGGTCGACGTGGCGGCCCTCGTGGCCGAGCGTCTCGCCCTGGCCTACGCGACGAAGATCGACTCCGCCTGGTTGTCGGGCGATGCCACCTCCGGCGTGTCGATCGGCGGCCTATACGCCGGCGTGACGAGCGGAAACAAGGTGACGGTCGGCGTCAACGCCAGCACGACCGCGGCCGACCTCGCGAACGTGATCGGCAAGGTCGACCCGTTCGTGATGAACACCGCCTGGGTGGTCTCCGCCCAGGGCTGGGCCGAGCTCTACAAGGTCGCGGCCGGCCAGATCGGAACGATGATCTTCGGCGGCTCGACGCCCGTCCCGACCGTGTGGGGCGTGCCGGTGTACAAGGTCAAGGGAATGCCCGCGAACGTGCTCGCCCTCTACGGTGACTTCCAGTTCACCTCGGCGGTCGCGGTCAAGGCGAACGGTCTGCAGATCACGGCGGCCCGGGAGCTGCTGATCCGCAACAACCAGACGTTGTTCGCCGGCATCCAGCGCGTGGGCATCTCGAACCACGCACCGGAGTACTGTGCGGCCCTCGTGAAGGCCACCGCCTGAGCCTGACGCAACTCGCCACGGCCCCCGGAGTCTCCGCTAGTGCGGCTCCGGGGGCCGCTGGTTTCTCAGGAGCACAACCATGCTGATGCGATTCGAATCTGACCACGGCGGCCACCGGGCCGGTGATGTCATCGAGGCGTCCGAGACCTACGCCGCCGCCCTGCTCGAGCAGGGAGTCGCGGTCCCGGATGCACAGCCGAAGGTCGAGCGGGCCGTCGAGCCCGTTGCCAACAAGAGGACAGCCACGAAGAAGGTCTAGGAGGTGACATGCGTCTCCGTTCTGTCGCAGTCGTCACCTATGCGAAAGTCGAGCCCGTCAGCCTGACGGAGGCGAAGGCACAGGTCCGCCTGTCGCCGGACATGACGGACGACGACACCTTCCTGATGGGGCTCGTCTCGACCGGCAGGAGGCTGGTCGAGCGACGCCTCGGCATCACGCTCGTCGAGACCCAGTACCGGGCCACGTACGACAACGAGGAACCGCCGGTCGACTGGCGTCTCGCCGCGTCGTTCATGCCCAGCCTGTCGGTCGCTCAGACTCAATACAGGGCCGCTCTGGGCATCCAGGAGCCGTTCGTCGGCCTGCCGAATCCGCCCCTCCTGGTCGACTCCACGCATCCCCTGACGGTCTCAGTCGGCGGCGTGACGATCGACCCGGCCACGTACACGGTCGACTTCGACAGCCAGCCAGGCGTCGTCCGGTTCGACACGATGCCTGCCATCCCGGCAAAGAGCACGCTCGTCTTGACGTACTGGGCAGGCCCGAAGACGCCGATCGCTCCGCAACTGCGGTCCGCGATCCTCCTTTACGTCGGCCACCTCTACGTTCACCGCGAGGCCGCCACGAGCGAAGGCGGCGTCAACGAGCTGCCGCTCGCGTTCGATACGCTCCTGGCGTCCGAGTCCGTCACGGGGATCTACTGATGTCCCTTCCGGCTGGCATTCTCCGCGAAAGCGTCACGATCCAGACGCCGACCGAGACGCGGAACGCGCTCGGCGAAATCGTTCAATCCTGGTCGACGTTCACGACCAGGCGGGCGAGCGTGATCGCCGACTCCTACAGCGAGCAGACCCGCCGCGGGCAGATCGGCGGCACGACGACCTTCACGGTACGGATGCGGTACGTGCCGGGCCTGTCCGGGAAAATGCGGATCCGCTGGGACAGCCGCGACGGGCGGATCCTGTACATCTCCGGCGTCGTCGAGAAGGGATTCCGCGAGGAGCACGAGCTCTCCTGCGACGAGCAAAGCACATGATTTCGCTGAACTGGCTCAACTGGAAAAAAGACGTGGCGTCGCTGATGCAACGCTACGAGGAGCTTCCGCGGCACATCGCGAAGAAGCACATTCTAGCCGCGATGAAGCGGGCGATCGTGAAGTCCCGCGGCGTGCAGACGCTCAAGAGCGTCACGCCCAAAGGGAAGGCCCGGTTCGTCAAGGCGAAGACGGTCCGCGGCGAGCGTGGCCGGTTCGCCGCCGGCTCCGGGAAAATGACACGCGTCCCGCCAGGTGCTCTGCGGAAGGCCGTCACGGTCAAGGCGAAGTACTACGGGAAGAATTCAAGCGGTTTCGCGTTTGCGGCCCTGGGCTACAAGTACGGGGCCGAAAGCCGGAAGGCACTCTGGCTCGAGTTCGGCACAAGCCGGATCAGGCCGATGCAAATGGTCCGACGCGCCCACATGCGAATCGCCTCGACGGTCCGGTCGGCCTTGTGCGCCGAGCTGCTCGCCGCGCTCGACAAAGCCGTGAAGGAGCTCGGTGGCGGCAAGAATCCCACGAAGACGTTCTGAGGCATACCATGGCAACCGCTGAAAGTTGGCTGAAGTCGAAGATAGAGCAGGCGTCTGGATGCTCGGCCTACCCGCTGGTCGTGCCGGAGGCCGCCGTGCCGCCGTTCGCCATGTACGCCAGGTCGTCGACGGACCACGAGCTGAGCCTCTCCGGGGACGTTCGTCTTGCCACGGCCTCGTTCACGGTCGAGATTTACTGCGACTCGTTCGTGGACGCCAGGTCGGCCGCCGACGCGGTCAGGGATTCGGCCCATAACTTCTACGGATCGGTCGACGGTCTTACGATCCATAACTGCATCCTGACGGACGAGAAGGACGGCTCGCCGGTGTTTCTCGACGGACGGGACGTTCCGACCTACGTCATCGAGCACACCTACCTAATCCGCTGGACCGAGTAAGGACACACAAATGACAGCGATCGCGACATCGCAGGGGACCACGTTCTCGTTCAACTCCGTCACGTTCTCGGCGACGAACGTCAAGGTCTCGAAGTCCGTCAACGAGGTGGACGTTTCGACGCTCGACCTCACGGCCGGCTCAATGCGGACGTACCAGGTCGCCCCGCTGGTCGACGGCGACGTGATCAGCCTCACCTACTTCGGTGCGACGCGGCCCGACATGACCGGCGCGCACGCGATCACCTGCGAGACGCTCGGCATCAGCGGCACGGCGATCTGCACGAAGTTCTCCGCCGACGCGAAGGTCGGCGAGCTCCTGATGGGCGACGCGGAGTTCCGGCTCGTGAGCACCGGCAGCTAGTTCGTACAGGAGGTTTTCATGCCGATCCCGTCGGCAGCGACCCTGTACATCAACGGCACGGCCATGGGCCACGTTGTCGGTCTTAAGGGCTCACTGTCAGCCGGTTCTCCGGTCGACATCACAGCCATCGACAGCCCGGTCGTCGGCACCGGCGCGCAGTGTCGCGTCGTGCGGCAGTACGACTGCGCCCTGGTCGAGCCTGGCGAATGCTCCGCCGAGGTGGTCGGCCCGTCCGCGTTCTCCTATGCGGACGTGGGCGTGATCGGCACGGTCGCGTTCAACATCGGAGGCTTCACGTTCTCCGGGCAAGCGTACCTGTCGAGCATAGACTCGGAAGCGAGGGTCGGCGACCTTGTGAGATCGAGCGTCCGGTTTCAATTCACAGGGTTCTAAAATGCCAATCTCCAAAGCCGATCTTCTCTCGCTCCAGGCTGACAGTAAGACCGTCGATGTCGACATCGCCGGCAAGACGTACCGCCTCCGGCAGCCGACCTTCCGGGAGTGGTACTCGTGGGTCCGCGAGATGGAGGGCTACGAGGACGTCAAGCGCATTCCGGCGGAGGCTCTCTGCCGCACGGTGGCGTCGCTCCTCGTCCAGGACGACGGATCGCCGATGTTCACGGCCGACGAGGCCGTCGCGTTCAACTGGCCTCCGACGGTCCTCGCCGGGCTGTTCGTCGAGTGCCGGAAACTGATGATGCAATTCGCGAACGACGAGACTGAGGAGCAAGCAAAAAACTAAGAAGCCGGCCGGAGGTGCTCTTTTTCTTCCGGCTGGCGTTGGCACTAGGAGAACCGGATCTCGATTCGCTCGCGGAGCGGATGACGCTCCGGGACGTGGCACGGTGGGCAGCGTATTGGAGAGTCGAGCCTTTTGGAGATGACTGGAGACGGACAGGGCGTGCGGCCCTCCTGACGCGAGGCGCAAAGCCGGAACTCGAGGAGATGTTCCTGCCCAGCTACCGCGCTCCAGAGCAGACGATCGACGACATCCGGTCGGAGCTGGCGAAGATTCCGGCGTTCAAAAAACAAATGGAAGAGGCAGAATGTCGACGGTCATCGGAAAAGTAGCCGCGGTCTTCACGGCCAGTACGAACGGCCTCGTGACCGGAACGAATGCCGCGTCGAAGGCGATGAACGGCATGCGCGGCGACGTGCAAAAATTGCACGACAAGCTGACGACGTTGACGACGATCCAGGGAGCCCAGCTCTTCGGGAATTTGGTAAGCGGTGCGAAGGACGCCGTGATAGCCCTCAAGTCCATCGGGATCGAAACGGCGAACCAGATTACCGAAGTGCAGCACCTGGCCGAGAAACTGCAGATCCCGGCCGAGTCGCTCACGGCCCTGGCGGAGGCGGGCGACGAGGTCGGCATCTCGCAGACCACGATCGCGACGGCCGTCCAGAAGATGGGGCAATCGGTTCTCCAGCTTCAGAACGACGTGCCGAAGGCGATCAAGTCATTTGAGAAACTGGGGCTTTCGGCGCAAGACCTCGAGGGGCTGGCCCCGGAGGAAGTGTTCGGAAAGATCCTCGACAAGATCGGAGCCCTGCCGACACCCGCCGAGCGCACCGCGGCCGCCATCCAGGTCTTCGGCAAAGCCGGCAAGCAGCTCGCCCCGCTGTTCGGCGAGGGGACGGCGGCCATCAAGGCTGCAATCGAGGAGACGACGCTCTTCGGCAACGCAATCGACGACGTATCTGGCGGGCATGTGGTGAACATGCAGAACGCCTTTAAGGATCTCGGCGACATCTTCGACGGGTTTAAGAAGCAGATTCTCGTCGCGTTCGCCCCGGCAGTGGTCGAGGGGATGAACGCGGCCTTCGACGGCATCAAGAACGCCGGCGGCATCGTGCCTGTCTCGCTGAAGTTTGCCGAAATCATGGCCGTGTCCGTTGGCAACATGATCGACGGCGCGATGATCTTTGCGAAGATACTGATGGACGCTGCGGCAAACTTCAATACGATCTGGACGAAGATCAAGGGAGTGGGCCAGGGAATATACGCGACTGGCGAAATGGTCGGCGCGGGCCTTGTCGGTGGCGTTGCCACCGTTGCCGGCGGTGCGGAGCCTGTCAATAGGGGAACCCTAGCAGACAGTGCGCTGAACAGGTCGGACGTCATGCAGGCAGAGGCGGGCAGCCTGTTCAATCGGGCCTACGCGAATCTGTTCGGATCCGGCGAGAATTCGATGGGCGGTGCGCAGATAAGCGCAGGTGGTCAGTTTACAAGTGCCGCGCTCAAAGAGATTGAGCGACTGCGAGAGATCAACCGCGAGCGGCTCGACAAGGCTCGCGGCGCGTCCGCCACGACTCCGACCACAGAAGGCGTCTCTAGCGTCAAGAGTGAGCAGGAGAAATCCTCGAAGACGTGGGAGGAGATGTCGAAGGAACTGAAAACGATCGCCTCAAACACCGGCAAGCAGGTCCAGAGCGTGATCTTCGCGATCCCAGGAGCAGGAGCCCGTTAAATGTCAGTTGCTCAGGTCGTCGAGCTGGTGAAGGAACGAGGCGTCTCCGGGAAGTACCGGGAGACGTTCAACTACACGCGGACGTTCCTGGTAAAGACCTCGAGCCCAGCGACCTCGCTCGTCGCGATCTCGCAGGCCCCCGGCGTGGACTACCTCCAAGGCCACCCGGACGACAGTACGTGCGTCGCGCAGGAGTTCGACTGCCAGTGCGCCGACGACTCCGGCCTTTTCTACAAAGTGGTGGTGAAATACTTTGCGCCGCCGAACGAGAACAAGGACGCGCAGGATCCGCCGACCGGGTTCATCTTGCCGCCTGACGTATGGTCGGCGTCGGCGTCGATCCAGACCGGGCCTTGCACGAAGGACAAGGACGGCAACGCGATCACGAACGCCGCGAGCGATCCGATCGGCGACCTTGAAATGGATCACGCGGAGTACCGGCTGACGCTGGTCCGCTGCTACCCGAACCTGAGCTGGGGCAGCCTGGCGGTCAACTACACGAACGCGGTCAACAATGCGACCTGGAACGGACAGCCGGCCAGGAGCTGGAAGTGCCATTTCCAGAACGCCCAAAAGGTGATTGAGAACAACAAGGAACACACGCTGGTCTATTGGATGGTGACGTGGGATTTTGCGTTCCGTAAGGAGACGTGGGATCTCAAGGAAGGCTGCCTCAACGTCGGCACGATGGAAATTGTGAGCGGCGTTAAGAGGCCGATTAAGGTGAACGGCGAGATCGTGACGGAGCCCGTCGCGCTCACGAGCATGGGAACCAAGGCGACGGACGGAACCGCTCCTGGCATTTGCAACAGCGGGGCAGGATTCCGCATCTACCGCGAGCTCGACTTCTCAGACTTCGGGGCGCTGTCGTGAAACCGAATCAGGTCGGCACGTTCACCGCGAAGGATGCACAGCGGATCGCGAACGCGGTCGTGGCCCACGAACGGAAGGCGCGGCAGCAGAAACGGAAGCCAGTCCGAAGGATTGCGCCTCAGCCTCACGTCCGCCTCTGCAAAACGTCGGCCGCCTGGTCGAAGGGGGCGACCGCGACGCTCAACGTCTGGGAGGACGGCACGCCGCCAAGCGAAACGCAGTCAAGCGGCATCACGCTTGAAGGCTGCGTAAACAAGTTTGCCAATGTTGCCAGCGGAAAATGGGTGATTGTTGCGCTGGGAGGGACTGGCAAATATTACCTCATCGCGGCGGAGTGCTAAATGCTTGGGTCAAGCTGCTATCCGTGTTGCAGCGACCCGTGCGGCGCTGAGTTGACTGATTTGCCGCAACGCTTCGAGGTCGACATCACAGTCGTCGAAGCGCCGGAAACATACCTGGCACTGCGATACTGTGTCGCCTACTCGAGCATTTATCCAGCGAACGGAACTGTAGGCTATGTGGGTTCGTGGCACTGCGGAGCAGTCACGTCCGGAACGTACACGCTTGCGTACGTATCAACGACCAGCGGCGTAGCGCTTTACCAGTACGTCTCCGCTGGTTTGATTCTCAAAATGACATGCACGCCCAACGGGTCCGGATTGTATTCTGCTTTTTTGAGCATTGTCCCAGTGAGGACGACGGTTCAAACGTGGGGCAAATGGTCCGACCTTCTTGAAAACGGAACCCAAATCTGGCCGATCAGAGTTCACGCACCAGATCCCAGTTACCCCGGACGCTATTATCTGCCGGAAAGCCAAGGCGGACCAGTGAAACTTATCGCGCTTTCCGAAATGCAATCGGCTAGCACAACACTAACAGAAACGGCAGTAACAACCGGCAGCAGCCCAGGATTTACCTATAGCGCCATGACTTTCAAGCAGGCGTGCCACGCTCGGACGGTTGGCACTAGGCTTGCGTGCCCGTCGGCGACAATTTCAGGAACCGCAGCGGCTAATACAGAAGTACTTACATCGTCTGCCAGCATCGCTTCGTTTAGTTCAAACAATTGGCCGATGAGCATCCGCACGAGTTGCCGCTTTTATTTTCCACGAGTTTACATAAGTACGCGTTTCATAAACTCTACTGGCGCAATGCCTGGTATCGCGCACGGGTCGTACCCGCGACAGGGGTACCAGGGGTACGACTACTTGGACGTCGGTTTTCGGTGGGCCGACGGTTTTACGGAGTACCCGAACAGCGGCGTAATTAGTGGCAGCTCGTCGACGGTCGCAGGGATTTTCTATCCAGAGCAATACTATTTCTTCCACAATTTCCGCCGAGACATGGACATCACGCAGATACGCGCAATCTACAGCGACAACACAACATCATGGCCGTGATATGTACGCCGGAACTGACTTAAAACGATTGCTTTCCGGCTGGCCGTTCCGCGTACAGCAACACTCCGACTGCTCCTGCCACAATGTCGAGTCGACGATGAACGGCATGGGTCCCAATTGGTGCGAGTCGACGGACGGCATGGAATGGATACTGTCGGAGTTGAAGAAAAACGCGAGACAGTTAGGAGTACCGTTTTCGAGGTTGATTGCGGCGGCAGTTGTTAGGCGGGCGATCTCAAACGCCAGGAGGGCGAGCCGTGAGCGGGAAGAAGGCAACGCCACAGTTTGACGCGGACCCTCTCGACGACGACGAGGACGCGGTCCCGTTCGTCCTCGACGAAAACGGAACGATGATCTTAAAACGAGGAGGCAAGGATGCCGGGAAAGACCGACGAGCTCGGAATGGTGGCCCGCGACCTGGTCCGCAAGTACCCGGAACAGCCAGTCCGAAGCCTGGCAAAAAGACTCCGCGCCGAAAGCGGTAACGCGATCACGTTGAACGCGGCCCAGTTGCGGATCCGCTACCTGATGGGGCTCCAGGGCGAGAAACGGCGGAAGGCCCGGAAGCCGTTCAAGCAACGGCCCCTCCGCCAGCCGGGCCAGCTCGTCGAGATGCCGCGGTCGCAGGCCGTGGAGTGGGGACCGTACGTCCTCGAGGCGACCGGCCACGTCGGTATCCTATCCGACATCCACGTCCCGTATCACTCAGAGACGGCCCTCTCCGCAGCCGTGGCGTACCTCCGCGAGAAGGGCCTCGACGCCCTAGTGCTCAACGGAGACATCGCGGACTTCTACTCGATCAGCCGCTACATCAAGAATCCGGCGAAGCGCAACTTCCGCCGCGAGCTTGAGCAGGTGCGGCAGCTGCTCGCCTGGTTGCGGCAGGAGTTCCCGGACATCCCAATCGTCTACAAGGCCGGCAACCACGAAGAGCGGTATCGGGCATGGCTATGGCAGCACGCCCCGGAAATCTCCGATGAGACCGCGATGGGCCTCGCGGCCTGGCTGCATCTCGACAAGCACGGGATCGAGCTCGTCGAGGACGGGCGGCCAATCATGGTAGGCAAACTGCCGGTCCTCCACGGTCACGAGAAGGGGAACGGCATCACCGCGCCGGTGAACCAGGCCCGCGGGGCGTTCCTGCGGCTGCACCATACGGTCCTCGAGGGCCACGGCCACCGGACGAGTTCTCACTGCGAGCCGGACATGATGGGCCGCGAGACGTTCTGCTGGTCGACCGGCTGCCTGTGCGAGCTGCGTCCTGAGTACAGCAGGTTTGCGAAGTACAACCACGGCTTCGCGTTTATCAACGTGGCGAAAGACAGGACGTTCGAGGTGCTGAACCTCCGCATCGTCGACGGCAAGGTGAGGAGCTCGTGATCCTCTCGGACGATCAGATCGCCGTCGCGGAGCAGTACGCGCGCCGGTTCCAGGGGGCATGGACTGGCACCAGCGGAACGCTAGCATCGTACGTCATCCATCTCATCGACACTGTAAGGGGCATCCAACGTGAGCGAGACAATCTCCGCAGCGGAGAAGATGCTGCAAACCGCGACCGATGTCGTGAAGCAACGGAGGAGCACGTACGGCCCGCCCACCAGCCACTTTGAAACGACGGCCCGCCTGGTCTCGGCAGCCCTCCGGCACAAGCTCCGCGAGGACATCACGGCGAGCGACTGGGCGATCGTGATGATCCTTGACAAGATCGCCCGCCATCAGGGGCCGAATAAGACGAGCGACACGCCGGTCGACCTGGCCGGGTACGCGGCCTGTCTCGCGGAGTGCGAGGCCCAGTCATGAGCGACATCGTCGAGCAGCTCCGGGCGAGCGTGACGCAGTGCCGGGCGGTCGATCGGTCGGCCCTGCTCACGGCAGCGGCGGATGAGATTGAGCGGCTGCGGATGACGGACGCGGAGCGGGAGGCGATTGAGTCTGCTGTTTCAAGATACGAGATAGGCGAGTGGTGCGGCGCGCAGGATGTCGCCGCCACGCTCCGCGGCCTGCTCAAGCGGACGAAGTGAGAACGCCAAGGATCAGCGGCTCGCAACCGCTGACGAAACTACACCACGCGGCGGAATCGCGAGTCCGCTGCATCCGCTGGTTCTCACATGATCGACCCGAACAAAGTCATACTGGATGGTGAGCAGTCAGACGCAATCATTATCGCTCAAGCGGCCGAGATAAGGCGGAAAAACGCGGTGAGCGATGACATTGCTGTCCGAAAAACGGGTGGCGATTTCGGACAGCCCACGCTCACCGACGCGGAGCGGGCGGCGATTGCGTGGTGCGTGGAAATGGCTGCGACGACGGCCACCGAATGCGACGAGGAGTTGGCGGCGCTACGGGGATTTCTTGAACGCACAAAGTGAGAACACGCAGGATAAGCGGCGGCGTAGCCGTCCGCTTCATCCGCTGGTTCGCTGGCGTAGAAACGAGGATAAACGATGGGAATCATGAAAGACTTTGACATTCGCATCCGCAACGGTGGCGATGACGCCGTTGCAGCGGTGAACGAGTT